GAGGACTTCGTGAAACAAAAGCTCGTGAGGCCGAGTATTCCAACAGTATGTACAGGGCCATTGATGTAGCAGAACGTAATGGAGCTACTCACCAGCTTAAGAATCATATCCGGAGTGGAACCTTAACTCCTGAGATTGCTGAGAGGATTCAAGAAAAGTACATGCGTACTGGCTCTGCTACTGGATGGAGAAGTGCTGTCAACACAGCCTTGCATGATACTGATGCTCCTGGAGTTTCTTCTGTAAGGAATCATCTTACTCCTGGCTCTCCTCTTAACAGAATGATTGATGATATCTAACTTCGTTAGTAAGGAGAATTAACATGGCAAGTATTCTTGATGCACTGAGGATTATAAAGGATGAACTCCCTAAGTTCTTTACTGAAACTAACACTCCCTTCTTAGGAAAGGACGAGGAAGGAAGTGTTATGAAGGAGAAGAGTGCAGGGCAGAAAGAGAAGGAGATCAATGAGTCTCTCCTGAAGCTAGGAGCTGCTGCCCCAGCTCTTCTCAAGGGGGTTGGTATGGCTATGAGTTCTCCTAAACTTACTGCCACAGCTGCAGCTATAGGAACTGGAGATCCTACTATGCTTCTTCCAGGAGGAGCTGGCTTGCTAGCACAGAGTAATGATGCAGAAGCTATGGTTGTTCCTGCTCGCCTTGTTCATTCTTCTGATGAAATTTCTAAAGCATTAGGACTTCTAAGGAAGGGAGAGAATCCCCTCAGTGTGTATAATGCTGGGAAGAAAGGAGAAGATTATGGCGGCGTTTATCTCGGAGCTAAAGATAATAAGATCAAGAGTGTTATAAGTGACGAGGGAGCTAAGCTTACAGGGGTGAAAGAAGGAACCTTGGGCGAGGTAATGGATCATCCTCTTCTTTATAAGCATATGCCAGAGCTTAAAGATATTAAAGTGAAGATGCTTCCTGAAGGAACAAGAGCAAACCTAAGGGGTTCTATGAACCTTAACACTAATGAACTTGAGTACAATAGGAACATGAATGTGGATGATCTCATGAATACTATCTTGCATGAAACTCAGCACGCAGTTCAGAAGTCAGCAGGGTTTACTCCAGGAAGTAGTCAAGCTGCTGAAATGATGGGAGAGAACTTCGCTAAAGCTTATGACCAAGAAGCCGCAGTCTATAAGAATCGAGGAGATAGAGCACCTAAGGAACTGTTCAATGATATTCTAGGACAGATATATCAGAAGGGTGCAGGAGAAGTAGAAGCTAGGACTACCGAAGCTATGAAACAGCATAAGGTATATACAGCTTATCCATTGCATCCTCGTCTTGTAGATACTCCAGTTGATGAATGGCTAATGCCAACAAGTAGATAGGAATTGCAGGCAAAAGAAAACCCCCTTTCTCACGATTGGGGGTTTTTATTTCCTAGCTTTTCTTAATCTTAGAACTTGGCAAAATGTTCATGTAAGATTCTACGAGCATGGGCAGCTTGAGCTACTGCATCGAAGAGGGCGTTGTGCTTCCCTTTATTCTCTCCGATCTTAATATCCTTATACAAGTTCTTCAATGTCCTATAGCAGCGCCCATTGTAAGGCTCCCAAGGAATCTTCATATCTATCGCATGATAATAGTGTGCAAGGATAGGAAGATCAAAATCTGCACCATTACCCCAGATATAAACATTCTTGTACTGCTTTTTAAGAGAAAGTAAGAAGTCAGAAAATTGTCCAAGTGCTTTTATAACTTCTACAGTTCCTGAGAATGCTTCATCTCTTACACCATAGTCCTGTTTATTCCACCATGCCATAGTAGATGGATCTCTCCAGAATCCTTGCTGCTCAGAATCCCTCTCACTAATCCTAGTATAGAACTTATGTTCTTGGTCGAAGGTACAAGCTCCAATGGTGAGGATAATGCAACCTGCTGAAGTTCCACAAGTCTCTAAGTCTACCATCACATCAATGCTATTGTCCATCTTCTTCTCCTGTAAGAATCTGACTACGCTCAGAAGCTTCTTTAACTTCTGGACTACGGATAGTCTCATTGAAAACTTGCTGTGCAATCTCTTCCTGCTCATCATCAAAGACAATCTCAGGCTTCATTCCACTAACACCCTTGTCCTTATTATATTTCCCTCGCATTGCATAGCTCTTATCACTAGGAACCATAGCATGTTGGAAGAACACCATCTGTCCAATAGCATCTCCAAAAGCTACTTGGATAATGTGACTCCTTGTGCAATTTTTGAGTTCCATAGTAAGAGCTGAGCCATGCCAACCTGCATCACACCATCCTGCATTCATATGCTCTAGGAAGATTCTTCCACAGCTAGACTTCAGCTTGAACATAGCACTTAGGTTATTAGGAAGATGGAAGATCTCAATCGAATGAGCCAGCATCACTTCACCAGGATACAAGTTAATAGGACCTTCCCTCTCAAGATCATGCTCTCTTACTACTAGGGGATTCCTTTCCTTCAGTGAGATAGTCTTGAGTTCAAGAAGACGAGAGTCGGTATCGAGAGTACATTTTTCAATAAGGACTTTCTTTCCGATACGAATATCTATAGAAGCTGAGTTGACGTTTTCTGGAAGGGCATGAGTAATGATACCAGCATCCAGAAGATTGAGTAGTTCTTTATAAGACATGAGAGACATTTTAGTTTCCTTTATTTTGATTGAGGGTTTCTACGTGGTGTAAAGCAAAGATATCTTCGTACTTCTTATTCCAGATATTAGGGTCCATTCTCATCAAAGTCATGGGAACTGCTAAACGAATGTGACCTTCTACCCAGAGTTCTTGTTCATCTGTAATACTATTGTGACGTATGCCAGTGAATCTTCGGTCATGTAGTTCGGCAGAAGTAGCGAAGTCATTATGCTCGCTGCGCCTATATCCTTCTTTCATCCTTCTCTCCTTATGCTGTTGTTAGCGTAGCCCTCTGGTAATACTTCATTCCATTGTCCCATCTTCGCAGTCTGGGCTTTCTGACATTCATTCCTACTTTCTTGGTAGAACTTGTTTTCATCAAGCCTATGATCTCCACACCAATCATTGACAAAGACTACAGGATAACCTCCCATAGCAGGAGCATGTCGGCGGCATCTTCCCATATCATAAAGAGGAGCACCGATCTCTGCTTTATTAACTGCCTTAGGAACAAACCACATACAGGTCTTACACTTCATGTTATCACTACGATGAATCCAAGGGTCGTTCATATCAGTACTCCTTATCAGTTAGAAAACCTTCTAAGAGAAGATCGGGATGCCACTCTTTGATTTCAGTATAGAGAGGCATATAGCCTTGCTTGCCTGCCATTGTTATTACTTGAATCTTTTCTGCTGCCATTAGTCCTTTGATAATGTCTCCTAATTCCTGCACCTTCATCAGGTCTTTGCTTACTATTTTCCATAGCTCATTGTGTGTCACTGGCTTTACTGCTTTACTTAGGAAATCTAATATCTTATTAGCTATATCTGCGTATCTGCTTTTACCAAACTCTCCTAGGGCTTTAGGCATTTTTAACTCTGCGTGATGTAATAAGGTATTGGCTCTCAAACAATCCTCTTCTGTAATCTCTGTCCTGACTGAAGCTGCGGCTATGACCATGCTTAACTTAAGGAGATGTGTGAATCTTCTAGTACAGTAGGGGAGGAATCTAGGGTCATCTATATTATTGAATTCTTTATACATTCTATCTAGGATTCCTCTAGCCTCTGAAGAGATTGTACATTCTCCTTGAACCTCTTCTTTTATCTGCGTTAAGTGTGCTACTATTCCTTCCACCAAATTCAATGCTGGAGGAAGTGGGAAGGTAATCTTTATCTTAGTCTCTTCTGCGTATATAAATAACATTCTACTTAAGAAACCATTGCCTACAGACTCAGCTGGAATTGCATTAATAAGACCAGTAGGAGTATTGCCTGAGATAATATTAACAGTAGGTTTATGAACAACTACACTCTTGCCATGTATCTTAGGATGTGTATACTCATCTGGACAGTCCCATAACTTAGTAAGCATGGTAATGAATTCCATGTTGTTGCTTCCAACGAAGTCTGAGAATTCATCTGCAACTACATACATCTCATGTGGAATATCCATAACAAGCTCTTCTAAATCTGAATCTTCTTCATCGAATTCTAAGCCTGTTGCGCTCATCTCAATTAGAAATCTTTCTTTACTCAATCTGTCTGGTGCGTACTTGTGATAGCCTGTCTTTGAGAGTAGTTTCTTACCTATGGATATTGCTGTAGATTTCCTAACGCCTGGCGAACCTATTAGTTGAATGTACATATTAGGAAATATGGCGGAGTGTCCGAATGGCAGGTAGAACTTTCTTCCAAGTAGAGCAGAGATTATAGAAAGAGAGGTCCATCTGTGGTAAGAGATCGGGCTTTCGCTATGTCCAACGTAGTTGAGATACTGCTGAAAGTAATCCATTTCATCTTACTTCCCTTCTTTATGTTCTATCATATTACCCCAATCACTTCCTGTTTTGTAATCCACTGGAATCTTAAGAGTCCGTCCGTGAATAACAACTGGATTCTGTAGGCAATCATACATGTCCTTTCTGATATCATCTCTGCCTATTAGATACTGAGCAAAGATAGAGTCATGAATTTGAGCCTTAAGACGTAAAGCTCCTTTAAGTTTCTTAACTAACTTCCAAACTTTCCATAATCCAATATTAAGAATATGAACAGAAAGATTCTGGGGGCCATGAGCAACTGCACTTCTTAGCATGTTGTGGTCTTTCAATATATCCCCGAAGAAATGTCTTGTGTGTCCGAGAGGTGAGACTAGCTTATGCGTACTTGCGATTGTAGATTTAGTTTCTTGATACCATTGTCGAACTCTTGGGAATGGTTTATGATAAGCATCCAGAAGATGTGTGCCAAAGGAAAGCAATGTCATTTCTCCTTCTCTCAAACCTGTCTTATTCTTATCCATCGTAATGGTTATACCCAAAGTAGGACTTGCATCAATTAGATTCTGAGCGCCGGCGTTCTCAATAAAAGTAGCTGAACCCATCATATAATTTGTGCCATGTACAATCTTCTTAAGGACTACATTACGAAACTCCTTAGTTACTTCTGCATAGGGGATACCAAAGAACAGAGTACCAAGGGATTTGTAGAAATCTTGCGCGGGGTTCTCAAGTGCAGCAATGAGAGAAGTCTCTTGTGAAAGGTATGCTGTACATCTAGCTTCACTCTGAGAGTTATCCATTTCAACTAACTCATATCCTTCATCAGCAATAAGGAAAGGCTTTGCATAAGGAGGGATATTCTGTACCTGAGTTCCTACCCAGAAAGATGAGGAATTGCAACTAGCCCTATTGGTATCAGTCCCAAAAGGATTAAGATTATAGAGAAGGCGATTATTAAGTTGATCGAAGTCAAAGTATGTGCTAATTGCTTTTGCGTTTTCTCTATAAGTAAGAAGTGCTGACGTAACTCTAAGGAGAATTGGATGCTGTTCTCCAATAGCGAGGAGGTTCTTTTCATTGGTTCCTCTGGTAATCTTAATTCTTTTTCCATTGACTTTTTTATACCCTATCTTAGGATCGGCTGCGCCAAATACATCATAGATATAAGTAGCTACCTGTTTGGGAGAAGCTGGATTAAAGTTATTATCAGCAAACATTATCCTTAGTTTAGCGAGGGCTTCCTGTAGTTTAGTAGAAGCTGCTTCTCTTAACTCCAATCGCTTAACATTATCTATAGCAATACCCTCGAAGGCACAATAAAGGAAAGGATAAACAAATTTGAATTGCGTAATGTAGTTCTTCTTGGCATAAGCTGGAAGATGCTTAAGGTAATGGAGTAGAATTCTCGCGGTATACCAAGTATCTTTTCCATTATAACTCCAGTAGCTTAGGATATCTTTCTCTTTAGAGGATAGTTCTGCCTGATATTTCCATTGGACATAATCATTCAAGGTTATCGAGGCTACAAAATCTAATGTTTTAGGAAGCTCAGAGAATTCAGAATGAGCCATTGCCATAGTGTCAAAGATGAAATTATGAGGTTCTGCGTGATAGACTATACTATGGAGCGAGTCATACATACCATTGTGCATAGCCTTTGGCATATCTAACTTATTGATATCTCTCATTAGTTGAATAGCTTTACCATAGTCCTCATTAGTAAGCCAATGATCTTCCCCGAAGTCCACAAAAGGAAGAACGAAAGTTTCCAGAGTACCACTAGGAGTAAGGCCAGTCCAAGAACAACAAGTAATGACAGTATCAGAAGTAATAAGAATTCCATCATCATCCCTCTTTTCGTAAGTCTTAGTTTCAATGTCGTAGGCTAGGAAGATACAATCCTTAAGCGTGCGAAAAGCTACGCCAAACTTATGCGTAGCATCTAGGACAGTAAAGGTGAATTCGCTTTGCTCATTCAAATGAAGAAGCTTATCTAAGTCCTTGCCTAGTAGCCAGCTTCCGTATGGAACAGTGTGAGTATGGGCTAGGGAATTACAGACTACTATCTTCTTACTGAATCTCAGAACACTACCTCTGTAATTATCTAGTGAAGGATTCTTTTCAGGAAGAATGGAAGCCAGAGTGTAAGGATTACAAAGTAGGATTGCATCACAATTTGCAACAGTTGCTTTCGTGAGGAGTTCTCCTAGAGTGTAAGCCGAGGATGATGCAATGGCTTCTATGTTCCTAGCCTTCAGATGGTATTGCAGAACAGGGAGGTAGTTACTTTCCTCCTTGTTATAATTAACGAGAATCCTTATCTTGGCCATGCCGCTTCCTTTCTACTTCATAAAGGTTAGGAATTAAGACTGCATTGTAATCAATGGGAATCTTTCTAGTGAAGTAATCAATTACCTCCTGACGTTGCTGCCTGTCTTGTCTCCTCTCTTCTTCTTGCCTATCCTTCTCATTGGTTAAGAAATTTAACTCATATCCCAGACTAAGAGAAGGGAAGGAGAGGAGGATTAGGAATAGAAATCTCATAACTCCTCCGTGAATATAACTTCTTCCTTAAGAGAATCCTCTAGGTGTTCCATGTAGGAAGGAAGGTTAGTAAATGTAATAGAAGTTTCAGATTGAACACAAGAGTCATGAGACTTACCTATACGCTCTGGAATATGATAGCCATGATAGTCTATATACACATCGGTTTCTAGTTCTGGGTCATAAGCTAAGATAGAACCTTTGAAATGCCTTTTCATTTTCTATTCTCCTAGTAATTTAGTTAGCTCTTGGCTACGCCTACGTTTACCTTCTTCTATTGCAAACTCTATTAACCTCTTAGTATTTTCATCTAGTATATCAGAGGAAGCCATGAAGTTTAATCCTCCATTGCAATTATAATATGCTCGCGTGCCTCCATCGGTCTCTTTTAAGAAGAAGTAAGGTTTATTTAAGGGCATTTTAGTTAAGCCTTTGTCCTTTCTCTATAGCCATCATAGCTTCCATCTCTGACATTATAGTTAGGAAGGAAGAGAATGCTGCTGCCATATTATTCCTGAAGTTCTCAGATTCCATGAGAGGTCTTGAGGCTTCCTTAAATGTTTCACCATTGAAGCCTTGGAAGGAGGAGAGGAATCCTTGACAGAAGCCATTACAAAAGGCAGTAGCTTGTGTGTTAATAGGAAGATCTTCCATGTTAGGGAAATCTTCTGGGGAAATCTTACCAAGATCTTTGCTCATTTCTAATCTCCTTTCTTAACAAATCTTAATAAAAAATCCGAAGGTTCTATCTGGAGTGACTTTAGGTAATCCTAGCTTAGTAGGATGCCCGTCAAAATATATTTCACCATCACATCCTACTACACTATGTAAACTATCAGAGAATCTAGGACTTTCATCTGAAATCTCATGATAGATAGGTTCTTCTATGCCTTGTTTGACTCTCCAGTCCTTAATGTCAAAAGCAGGCACACAAAAATAAGCTAATCCTAAAGGTTTTAGAAAATCTGCTAGTCTTTTATTAAAAGTAATATTGTCACAATTATCATATAAAAAGTGTGGAACCTCTTTAATAGGAATTTCTAGCAAAGAAGCTATTACAGATCGGAAGCAGTCTCCATAAATACCTTCTTCTGGTTTATGTGGAAATTCTTGATCTTGTGGAATCATTTTATTCTCCTCATTTCATTACAATATTAACAGTAACATAGGGTTCATTCATTACCATGAGCTCTTCTTCTTCTTTGAATGCCCATACTGCACTATTCCTACCATTATTCTGGTGTTTATATTCACCACATTTGTAGAAGTTATTAGGGAATTCTTTCACCATAGCCTTAAGATTAGAGGCAATGCTTGTGGGGTTATATCCTAAGTACGTAGCAATTTGAATTGATGATGCCCTATAATTAGGGAAGGTCATTATAGCCTCACTATACCTAGTGAACCTATTAGCTTTGAAGGTAGCTTTCCTTTGTGCTTGAGATTCCCTACAATCATAGGGCTTCTTTACATAGCAAGGCTTTGCCTTAAGACCTTCTACCTTTCTAAATAGAAGTTCTATTAGGGGACATGGGAAGGAGGAAATATAGAGATCAGGAGAGTAGATCAAAGCAAGCTCCTAAGAGGAAGGCGGCGATGACAGCCATTATGGAGATGATAGTCTCAAGCTTAGAGATTTTGGGGGCTTCTACTGCGAAGGGAATCTCAGGATTAGGATCAGTCCTGCTATACTTTACAAGCTTAAGATGATTAGGGAGAGCACTTCCGATGATAGGCTTCATAGTAGTTCCTTCTTTGCGTTGTAAAAGATTAAGTAAAACTCCTCCCGAAGGAGGAGCAGAACTTAATGTTCTGGGTTACGCTTGTTTAACAACACGGATTTGCACGTTCTCATACTCTCCACCACCAGGCTTCGGTGACTTCTTAATAGAGATACGGCAATGGAAAGATGCACCCTTGATAGAAGCCATCATGTCACCGAGGGTAACACCGGCGGTATCAGAAACATCCATGATCTCACGAGCACGCTTCTTAAAGAAACTCAGACCTTGTTCAGTGGCCGTGAAGGTTTCAGTAAAGAGAGTACCATTAGGAACAGGAGGTTCATCACCTGAGAGGGAGATCGTTTCCAGAACAGAATAGGTAATCTTGATGCGTTGCTTCTCTTCATTCTCCTTATTCTTATACTTGTCGATCTTAGCGTCATCTACCTGAATAGTATATTCGCCAGCCGGAGGATTCTGAAAGTCTGCTGCCTCTTCGATGCTATCCAGAGTCTCATTAGCCATCGTTTCCAGATCAAGAACTTGAACTTCGCTCATAATATTTCCTTCTTTCATTTTACTAAGGTTAGTGTTACTAAGAATCTCTGTCTTTCCAGAGTGTCATGCTTCTACTACAAAAGTTTATCTGCTATCCTAGACATTGCATAAGTAAGTTTAGCATTTGCCATAGCTAGTTCAGCAGCAGCCTTGGTTAAATCTACAATACTATCCTGTCTAGTATATAAGAATTCTTTCTTTGCTGCCTCCTTTCCTTGGCATATACCAGCATTCTTACCCATAGCATATGATTCTATCTTAGCATCTTCTAGTTGTTTCTTTGAGATTGTCATGATGGGATGATGCCTCCTTCTACGAGAATTGCTTCCATCGTAAGTTCCTTACTCTTCTCAATGGCTACATTCACTCGACTACCTGTAATGTGATTAGCCTTATAAGTAGAGGAAGAACCTGCTGCGTGTCTGCCCATCTTGATTTCTACGTAACAGACTGTTCCGAAATACTTACCTACCTTAGAACAAAATGCCTTTGTTCCAACTAAAGGAAGAATCTTATCTCTCTTAATTCCATTAACCTCCTCTTCCAAGATTAACTCATGTGTAATGAGAACGAAGTTTGTATTAACTGCTGCTTGGATAGTGGAGAGAATATCTCCTAGCCATTTAGTAGCTAGACCATATTCATCCCATCCAGGCTTGAACTCTACTCCCTTGCCAGCACATGCCATATTCAGTGCAGAATCTCCTAGCTGTGAGCCTGAGTCAATGACAATAAGATCTTCGTGAGTACAATCCTTGAGACAGAAGGTCATGAAATTCTCAGGCTTCTTACAGTCTATCTCAACACATCCTACTTTACCATGTTGATGACAGATATTGATGGGAGTCTTAGAACTCATAATCTTAAGTACTGTCTCGATACCTCTAGGAACTTCTCTAGTGTCTGGGATTCTAATAAGGACAATCTTTTCCATCTCCTGTTCTGTAAGACCCATGTGAAGGAGAGTTTCAGCTCCATTCTCCAGATCAATCCAGAAGATTCTCTTGAGAGAAGGAATCTTGGCCGCCGTTCCAACTAACCTTGTTTTGCCTGTCTTAGCTGGACCGTATATCAGAATCGAGTGATTCGGCTTGACTGTCGTTATCGCTTTCGCTAGGTCCGATAGTTTCATTTTCTTCTCCTGCCCTTCTTGCAAATGCAAAGTTTTCATGTAAGGCTGCTACAATCTTAATAACCTTATAACCTTCTAGGTAGAATTCTGCTTGTTCTAAACAGTCTGCAAGGAGAGCCTCTTCAAATGAAGGTAATTCAGTACCATTCTGTGTCTTGTAACAGATATTAATTTTAAGTTTCATTTCTATTCCTTCTCTCTCTTTTCCTTATCCTCTTTTTGTTTCTTAGAGGGATGCTGGAAGGGTTGGTTAGCTGGATTCTTAGGATGATTCTTCCACAACATTTTATTTCTCCTCTTTCAAAATAGACGGAGAAGTTATAGCCAGAATCTTAGCCTGCTCTTCTTGTCCCAATGACGCGAGGAGGACATTACGAAAGGAGTTCTTCATATTCTTTTGGTATCCCTTAGCCAAGGTTTTAGTAAGTTCTGCATTCTCCTTCATCCTCTTAGTATGTTCTTCGAATGAGACTTTACAAACAATCCACTTATACTGAACATCATCGTTAGGAGTGATATCCAGATCATCATCTACCTTAGTAACAACTACAACCTTAGGAACTTCAGCCACGACTACAACAGCGTAATCTCCTACTTGAAAATCTTCCATTGTAATGTAGGTATATTCTTTATCAGAGAGACGATAGTTCTTATCTCCCAAACCTAGATTTATAATAGAGCTATCAGAGTCTTTATAATCTTTGAAGAATCGAACTCCTACAGTCTTAGCGTCGTCACGAATGAAAGCAGCAATGTTCTTATCCATTTTGTTTCTCCTAACTTCTTAGTTGTTAATGCGTGAAAGGTGGTTTGTAATTACATCTGAAAGAGAGAAGTTGAAATCATATTCCTTATCATCTACAAGGGGAGGAAGATAGGAATCTAGTCCATGAAGCTGACAAGTTCCTAGTTGAGGACAAGGACGCATATAGTTTAAGCAATTGTGTCCCCTCATTGGAAAGACATTCAAGAGAAGCATTTGTTCTAACCTATTAACATCCATCTTGATAGTTAGAAACCAGTTGAAACGATCTACTAAGTTTTTATTGTAAGGGAGGACATGAATCTTAGGAGTATAGCCATTGCCTGAACCAAGTTGTCCTACGAAATAGATAACCTCGTAGTCTGCTTTCTCCTCTCCTGCTATGGTATCAAGAACAATAGAATAGCCTAAGGCTTGGCCGGAGTTCTGATAAATTGCATCTAAGGAATGCAAGTTAAGGGAAGTTGTTTTAACTTCTAGGATTGCATACTTCCCAGTATATTTATTCTTGAGAACTAGGTCAATGTATCCTACGAAGTAGAACTTCTCATCTATATCCAAACAGAATGAAAGTTCTGAAGAAGGTTTATTGTTGAAGAAGGCTACTTCGTAATCCTCTAATAGATTATCGAGAGAGGAAAAGGAGTTCATAAGCAGGTTTAAGGCTACTGTCTCTGTTCTCTTCTCATCTTCTAGGATAGGGAAGTAAGCTTTCCATGCCTCAAAGATTGCAAGATCTTTATCCTGAGTTACAAGATAGGTGGCAACACCTAGGCCAAAGCTCTTACCTAATACTGTGGCTGGATAATCTTCCTTAGGGGGAGCACCTTCCATTAGGCGTTCTAATTGGAACTTCCTCTCACAAGTATGGAAGAGATCGAATGCAGAATGTGAGAGTCTGATCTTTCCAGTATGGTTAGAATTCATCATCTATCTCCCAGTAAAACTCATACATAACATCTCTATCTTTTCCTGAGAAAGTTCTTGATATGGAGAGGATAGTATGTTTGGAAGAAATGCTTTCTTTTCCACGCATCACACTAATACTATTCAGATAAGCACGAAGAATTCGTTCTGCTCTCTTATAATCTTTCTGCGTAGCAGCAATCTCTAGGAAGCTTACTATCTCTGTCATCTTTCCTAGTTCAGCTTCATACATATTAACTGTAACTGGATTTGTACTCATGTCTATTCCTTCTCTCTTTATTTAATAAGGTCTGAAATCATCGTCATCTTCTTCCATATCTATTTGAGTATCTATCCAAGCATGTCCTCCAGTAGAAGAAGAATTTAAGGCTGATAAAGATAATAGATCAGCACAAATAGAGTCTCCATTAACAGCTTGCTTTCTTATCATCTCTATTTTAGCTAATCTCTGAGCTTCTTCATAATTCTTTTTCTTAAAAGTCTTCATCATCTAGGGCTGCTGCTAGTTCAGAAGCAGTGAGTGCCTTCTGTTTAGGTTTCACTGTCCTCGTCTTAGGAGCAGAAGCCACAGTAATATCTACATGAGTGATCTTCCTAAGGGTAGCTACGAGTAGGCCAATGTCCTCTTCTTTAAGGAAAGAACAAGCAGCAGGATTTTCCATAATAGCCTGCTTAAGTTCTCGCATTTCATCCTTCAGACTCTCTTCCCCAATATCAATCAGGGCTTTGATTCTAAGGGAGATTTCTTCTGCTGCAACGACGGGGCTTTCACTTACTAACATTTCTTTTCTCCTAAATTAAAAATCACCATCTGGAATGATAACTTCTTTTACTTTGATAGTGCCTCGACGAGAGAGGATGATCTTAAGCTGAGTGTATGTTCCTTCCTGTTCCTCTTCCTCATTAGGTGCATAAGGGAAAGTTAGGAAGCTGAGGTTAGAAGGATCAGGGAGAAGCCCATCTTCTTTCATCTTAGCAGCTTGCTTTGCCTTAGCATTCTTCAAGCCTGTCTTAACTCGTTCAACTTCTTCTGTCGGGATGACGATAATGATTTCATCGTTCATCATAACAGTGGTTAGGATTTCCTCAAAGGAAAGCTCCTGTTCTTCATCAGTCATAATGTTTCTTCCTTTTATGTATGGGGAAATTTCAAGATACAGTTTATAGCGAACTGCGAAAATTGTCAATCGAAAAATTTCCTGAGATAATATCCTCAACATCCTTCTGATAGTAGCCTGGAACACTCAAGCATATAGAAGAAATACTACAGTATAACTTATGCAATTCATGAGCACTTCGTGGAGGATTATGAATCATGTAGAGTTCAAATATCTTCTGTTGATTTAATGGTGCGAAGGTATTAAGCACATACACATGGTCTTTTAGAATGAATTCTCGAAGAGGTAGGTAATCTGCATAGAGGAGATAAGGATATTTAATTAGGAGGGAATAGAAGGAGATGAAGAGGAGATCTTTCTTATAAGAGGGAAGATATTTATCTCCTGTAACTATCCCGAATTTAAGATCTTCTATGTCATCACTTCCTTCTAGGACTGGCGGGGGATTATATGGAGAGCCAGGAGGAGAAGCTCTCACAATATCCTTATCTTTTTCTATGATGGGAGAAGGAGTAGAAGCAAGAGCCTTCTTTCTTGCTAAGATTTCAGCTATGCCCATGCTTATATCTCCACATCATCATAGTTCTGCTTCGCAGATTCAGGAAAGAAATGAGGAAGCCCATAGTTCTCAGCACATATAGGACCATATCCCCAATATACAGAAGCTTTCTCAATCAGTTCTCTTCCACAGAAGCAACAGCTACCATACTTCTTTCCTGCTATAGCTAGGTTAATCTCAGGCTCATAATAAACCTTTTCTATTAAGGCTCTGAGAACATTATCACAGAAATACATCTTAAATATATGTTCATTAGTATTCTTATTAAAGTCTATTCTACCTTGATACTCTCCATCAATCTTAACTGCTACATACCCTGTACCCGTGAGATACATTCTTACTTTACTATTGTTGTAAGGAAAGGTAATGGAAGGATACTTGAGATTACGAGAAGCATGTTTGAACATACCTAAGAGATTCATACTAGTTTCTAAATTAGTCATTTTCTTTTCCTTCTTTCTAGGTTATATGTTTTTGGTACAGAAGATTTCAATCTCAGGAAGTAAGCCACTGTTAAAGTAGGCTATCTTCTCATCAATAGAATCTCCTTTGATTCTTGGATTATTGATAGCTTTAGAAACCATGAAGTCCTTAGTTATGAGGATACACTGTTCCTTAGCCCTTGTTACTGCTGTATAGAGAAGCTCTC